TTCAATACACACGGGGGACGACATAGATGATCAATTAACAAGGCTCGAAAATAACAGAATGGTTCGCCCCAAAGCTTAAATATGTCCTATAACTGGACAGTTATAATCATAAAGTTGTATTCATACGATAATTTTAAATGTGCTAGTCGGCAGTGCTAGGTGATTTATGTTTATTATAGTATACACTCGAATTATGTGAGAGGATACAAATATTATTATTTGGTGGTTGTACATCATATAATAGATACCTGCTTTATGGTTATTAGATATTCTTCATTGAGAAGGATAAAATAAGACAATAAGTTTAGAAATTAAACGTAATGTCAATTATTGTCGGAGTATTAAGGAGGTAGATGTGTCAATCAATACCAATAGAAAGCCTCCTTTTTACATTTCTTATATATAAATATAAAGATTGGAGTAAAAATGGACAAAATAA